CCACTTTGCTGCTGCTGGCATTACAGCAGTAGCAGTATAAAAAAAATGAATGGAGTGATATAATGGCAAAAAAGCCGAAAGCAAATCCTCAGCTCAACTATAGAGTTGAGAAGCGAATACAGGACGAATACAAGCAGGTATGCAAAGAAAACTACCTTGACCCCGGGGCTCTTATCCGGCAATTTATGCTGGATATTATAGAGAAATATAAAAAATAATAAAAAATCTTTTGAAAAAGTGTTGACATTATCCTCTTATCGTGATACATTATGTATAAGAAATCACGATATGAGGAGAACGAAAGGGGTTTTGAAAATGGCTTGGTATTACGGAACATATTCATGTGGTCATGAGGGAAGAGTAAATATAATAGGACCTACAAAAGATAGAGAATGGAAAAAGGAACGAGCTTTTTCTAAATTATGCCCAGAATGCTGGCAGAAACACTTAGAAGCCGATAGAGAAGCTGCTAACAGAGAAGCAAAAGAAAAAGCAAAAGAATTGGGTTTGCCGGAATTGAAAGGCACCGAAAAACAAGTTGCTTGGGCAAATACGCTCAGGCAACAATTAGTTGAGAAGTTTGAAACCAAAATCAAAGAAGGGTTTACTCCTTCAGTTGCAAAAAGGCACGGAATCACAGAAGAAAAACTCCGTGCAACACTTCAAAATATCCTTTCTACAAAAACAGATGCAAAGTGGTACATAGACAACAGAGATATCGGCAGCTACCAAATTATCGAATGTATGAAGCAATACGATGCTGAAAGAGCTCTGAATAGGATACAGGATGAACCCGAAACACAAGAACCAAAGAAGCTAGAAACCAAAACAGTTATGCCGGAGAATTGCGAACACAAGGAACCGGCGATAATAAAACTACACAAAAACAAGGATACTGTCAAAGTAGAATTCCCACGCAACGACAAATTTAGAGAGATTGTGAAAAATCTTGGTTTCACTTGGAGTGGTTGTTGGGTGAAAGAAATTACGAAGTACAATGGCCCAGCTCGGGACCGGGCTGTTGAACTTGGCAACAAATTGTTGAACGCTGGGTTTCCTATCAATATGGATGCTGGGCTTATAGACGACGCAGTCTCTGGCAATTATAAGCCAGAACAAAAGCGTTGGATTAAGGCCTTCACATCCGGCGAACATGAAGGCAAATTGTCAATATCCTGGGTGGGATATGATGACGATTTGTACAGAGTTGCCAAGAAGCTGCCTTCCGCCAAGTGGACTGGAAAAAGTCTGGCGGTAAAGGTGAATTACTGGCAAGAAGTTGAAGACTTCGCAAGCTTGTACGGCTTTTCTTTCTCAGGTGTCGCGAAGGAACTTATTGAGAAGTACAAGTTGCAAGTTGTTGCCGTTGTCACTCCGACGGCTCAACAGGAAGAAAAAGCAGTTGATGGCTTGAAAAAAATATTGTCATCTAGCGATGAGGTACTAGATGACCTCAGAGAGGAGGGATAACAATATTAAAAACGGAACTTTTAACGCACCAAATTCCTGCGGTAGAGAAGCTCCAACAAATCAAAGTTGGGGCACTCTACATGGAAATGGGTACAGGCAAGACAAGGACGGCGTTGGAACTCATACGCCTCCGTCTTGATGCTAAAAAAGTAAATAAGGTATTGTGGTTATGCCCTTGCAGTGTCAAGACGAATTTATGGATAGACATTCGTAAACACTGCGAGGGCCCGTACGATTGGTTAAAAATTGCAGGCATTGAAAGCTTGTCATCATCTGACAAGCTATATCTGCAACTATTGTCTTTTGTGCAAACAAACCAAGTTTATCTCATTGTTGATGAGAGCAACTTGGTGAAAAACTTCTTCGCTATTCGAACAAAACGAATAGCGAAGCTTGCTGAGTTGTGCAAATATAAGCTTATTTTGAATGGCACACCAGTAAGCAAAAACGAAGCGGATCTGTTTGCACAATGGTACATTCTAGATAAGCGAATATTGGGGTACAACTCATTTTGGAGTTTTGCGGCAAATCATCTAGAGTATGATGATAAAGGCAAAGTTAAAAGAACTCTTAATGTTGACTATCTTACTCGCAAGATAGCCCCATATTCGTATACTGTCAAAAAAGATGAATGCCTTACCCTGCCCCCCAAAAAGTATTTTACTCAATATTTTGACTTGACAGAGGAGCAGATGGAGGAATATGAACTTGCTAAATTCTATTTGCTTGGGCAGGTAGACGAATTCGACAATACAACTATATACAGACTATTCACTGGACTACAGCAAGTAGCTAGCGGCCGCGAATTAACGTCTATTAAGCCGTTGAAAAGTGAGCCTTTTTTCAAAAATCCTTGCGACAATCCACGAATACAAACATTACTCAACGAATTACCAACTGACGGGCAAAAAACAATCATATGGTGCAAGTATCAACATGAAATTGATGATATTTGCACCGTATTGACGGAGAAGTTTGGCCCGGACGCTGTATCTGTATTCTGCGGAAAGTCAAATCTCTCCAAAAGAGTGAGTCAAATTGAAAAATTCAGAGACCAAGCCCAATTTTTCGTAGCTAATAAATCTTGTGGGGGCTATGGCCTGAATCTTCAATTTTGCTCAAACATGATATACTATTCAAACGACTTCAATTGGGCAACAAGGGCTCAGAGTGAAGACAGAATACACCGTATCGGTCAAGAAAATACGGTGCATATTACGGATATATGCGCAGACAGTAAAATTGACATAAGGATACTCAAAAATCTACACAGCAAAGAAAGACTGTCAGACAGTTTTAAATCAGCTCTAGCCGAAAAGCGTAATATATCTGATTGGCTAGACGGAAAGGATGATGAATATGATAAGAATAGGGCTGGGACCAAAAGAAAAGCAGAAAGTCGTTGATGAATATTTGAGTAATAATAACATCAACAAAGCTTACTGCTTGTATTATCGCGATTTCAAACCTTCTTACAAGACTGACTGCGAAATCGAATATGTCGAATACGCAGATATTATCATGTACAAATATTTTTATCGTCTACTTGAAGAAATAGACAATAAGAAGCTCATTATTGTTGATGGTTGTATGAGGACACAAAATAGGAGTGAACTTACATACAACTGCGCGCATCATTATCTCAATCAAACACCTCATAAAATTATCTTTGAACACTTCCCTATTATCGACAGCAAAGATGATTTTATGATTCTCCTTGACTTCGAAAACAAGGGGAAGTACAAAGGCAAATCTTTTGATTATATCTTCTTGCACGATGAAGATATAAAAATCAAGCCTAGAAAAATTAAGTTGAACACTATTCCAGTTGAAATATCAGAAAAAGACTTCGAAAATTATGAAAAGAAAAAAGAATATCTTTTTGATAATTTGGGGAACAAAGACCCGAACACTATCCCCCGAGAACTTCAATTGTTCGCGGGTAACCTAAAGAAAAAGGCAATTAAGCCAGATAAGTTGTATGTGGCCCGGAACAAACGCTTTAAACTCGACAATGTGCTTGCATATAACGAAATTGCAGGCAAGGGAGACTATATAGTCATAGATACCCATTATAGACGGCTTAACATGAATGATTTTCTGAGAATATCAGGAATGTCAACTATAAAGTATCTATGCACAACATTATCAATTGATAATGTAATAGTAAATGAATTCTCAAAATGGAAAGCGAGGTTGGATGCCATATATGCTCAAGCAAGTTTATATTAACAAAACAGTTTTAGAAGCCGCAAAAGAGCGTATAGCAAAAGTTTTCGACGACTTTGAAAATATATGCATCTCTATCAGTGGCGGCAAAGATAGCACCGTTTTGGCACATCTGGTGCTATCCGAAGTGCAAAAGAGAAATAGGCGTGTCGGCATATTCTTCCTTGACGAGGAAGTAGTATACGACAGCACTATCACTCAAATTAAACATGTTATGAGCATGTTTCCCGAAAACACTATACCACTTTGGTTTCAGATTGAATTCAATCTCACTAATGCTACGTCATACAAAGATAGCCAACTGAAATGCTGGGAAAAAGGAAAACATGAAATTTGGATGCGCAGCAAAGAAGCTACAAGCATAAAAAACAAGCCTTGGGCAAAAGAAAACGAGACTGTCAGGGACAAGGTAAAAGGTTTTGGATTCTATGATGCTATAGAGAATTTCCAAAACAGTAGAAAAGATACTGCGTTCTTCGTTGGGCTCAGAGCTACTGAAAGCCCAAATCGTTGGAGGGCCGTATCGAAGAATCCAGGGCATAAAGATTGGTACTGGACAACAAAGATGAAGAATGGCAATATTACGGCTTATCCATTGTATGATTGGAACTTCCATGACATTTGGAAGTACATCTATGACAACAATTTAAGATATTCAAAAATCTATGACTATATGTACAAGAAAGGTATGGGACTGCAAGAAATCAGAGTGTCAAGTCTCATACATGAGAAATCATTCAAGGCTCTAGTAGAGTTGCCGGAATTTGAGCCAAAAACATATGACAAACTTTTGAAGCGGCTCAAAGGTATACAACTAGGGCACATTTACGGCAAGGAAAATAAACTACTTAAAGTCCGGTCCCTGCCAAAAAACTTCAAGAGTTGGGTTGAATACAGAGACTTTTTGCTTGAGACTTATCCAGATGCAGAGAAAAAGCAAATCTTTGAAAAAAGGTTTGCAAAACATCTAAACAACAATTATGTAGCACGCCAACAATGCCGGCAATTGATACTGAATGATTACGAGAACAACTTGCCAGTAGACAATAAGCCGGACCCGCGAGAAGAAACGATTAAAAAATGGAGGGAATTATTATGAGAAAGATAGAAACACCACTCGGATCATTCGAGATTCAAGATGCTCCAGTTATAAAAACTAAAAAAGGAGACTTGAAACTACCCGCACTAACAACTATACTTATTCCAATGGAATTAGTGCAGGCAAACAACTATAATCCAAACCATGTTGATGACAGCAATATGAAACTGCTCGAACTTTCAATATTGCAAAATGGATTTGCTTTCCCTGTTGTAACTGTATGGGACCCCGATTTGGAGAAATTCATTATAGTTGACGGGTTCCACAGGTATCAAATCATGAAGGATTATATAAAAGCAACTCACTTACCTATTGTTGTTCTTGAACATGATATATCCAAAAGATTGGCTGCGACGGTTCAATTCAATCGTGCCAGAGGAGTACATCAGGTAGACCTAATGGGCGAATTAGTACGCTCTTTGTTTGAGCAGGGCCAAGACGATGAAGCAATAGCAAAACAATTAGGAATGGACATTGAAGAAGTATTCCGGCTCAAACAAATCACTGGAATAGCTGAGTTGTTCAAAAATCAAATATACTCAAGAGCATGGGAAATGCAAGAAATTGAGGAGGGTAAAATATGAGTGACAAATGGAATTACGGAGATGCATACAAAAGGTATCCTCTAACAAACGAACCTTACGAATTCCCGGACGGCAGCATAGTCAAAGTGCATGATATATTCAACCCTTTGCCTGATTTCATAAAAAAAGCTGATTTAATGTTCGTTGACCCGCCTTGGAATCTTAGCAACTTAAACACTTTCTACACAAAAGCAGATAAGATTGACGAACATAAAGACAGTTTTGAAGCTTTTTACAAAAGATTATTTGAGTGCATCAGCGAAATAAAACCTCATACTTGCTATGTTGAAATAGGTAAAGAGTATCTGGCAGACTTTATTGTAGATATGCGCAAACAATACAAGTACGTAACATTCTATAATAGCTCTTACTATCACGATAAAAATAAAATATGCTATATTGTGCGTGGCAGCAAGAATTTCAGAAAGCCAAGACTTGACTATATGGACGAAGAACATATCATCGAATGGATATGTGCAAACGAAGATTATGAATGTATTGGCGACTTATGCATTGGACGCGGATTAGTTGCTGTCAATGCATATAAAAATAACAAAAGATTTGTAGGTACAGAACTAAACCACAAAAGATTATCTGTATTAGTTGAAAAAATTAAAAAGATGGAAGGTGAACAATATGCGGAAACTTGAAATTGATCAACTCCTGGAAGAAGGCAAAACAAAATATCAGGAAGGAGTGAGAATAAATATGTCAGCATTAGATGAAGTTATTACACTATCAGAAGCCGCTGAAAAATGGGGCCTTGATACTTCTACTTTCAGGAAAGCAATACTTCGTGGCGAATTTGCACAAGATGAATACCGAAAAACAGATAAAACAATCCTCCTACTTGCTTCGGCTGCGGAAAGATTCGCAAAAAGCCGAAATCCTCGAACGAAGAAAAAATAAAAAATTTTTTCAAAAAAAGTATTGACAGTCGCTGACTGTCATGTTATAATAGTAAGTGTAAGGGAGATGAAAACAAATTATTCAAAAGGAGAATGTGAAATGAAAAGAGAAAACAAGATTAAAAAATTG